GCTGTCGGTGGCACTGGATTTTTTGCTATTGGGGATATAGTTACTCAGATTGCGGGTTAAGGCATCAATCAGCCCTTTCAACGTTTTCCCAGCTTTAGCCGTTAGCCCTAGGGTTTCTGCTTCGCTATCGGTGGCGTTGGTGAGTTGCACAATGCCCGCTTGGGCTAGACTGGCTTTTGAAATTGAGTGGGTATGCCCTGTTTCATCCACAAAATCCACGGTTTCAGCGTTGATCGCTTTTGGGGTGCTGTGTCCTTTGGCGATCTTTAAAATGGCATTAAGTAACGCATTGATATTGTCTTCTGTGGGTTCGATGCCCGCATTTTCCATTACGGCTTTGAGCTGTTTGAAAAGCCATTGGTCTTTTTTATCGTTCATCTGCTGAACGTAGTTAAAATCTTGTACTGTTGGGGTATCATCGCCTAAATGCGCCCAACCTGCTTCATAGTTGGTTTGTGAAAAATCGGTGGTATCGCCATTTTTCGCCCAAACAATTGTTTTAAATAAATCCAGTAATTTCATTGCTTGTCCTTATTCGTCAATCAGTTCAACAGACACTTTTACCCCAGCCGCTGCGGGTATCCACGGCTTGGGATCTTGCTCTATCGCATCTATTTTATTTTTGCGATTACGTGTAATTTTGATATGAATTTCTGCATCCATCTTTTCTTGTACTAATACTTTGCTAGCCAGAAATAAGGCTTGGCACGCCTTAATCACATCTTCCACTGTACCGTGTGAATGGTTGGCGATTATTTTCCATTTGATCAGTCGCCGATAGGCTTCATCAGGCATATAGCTCACGGCTTTGGTATGCGTTTGTAGGGCGAGATCACGAATTGGAGCTTGGCTAAAGGCTTTGGCTTTGCTTTGCCCTGTAAAGCCAAAATACCAATCACCATTCATCTTAGTAAAAGGTCTCGGCATTCCTACAATATCGCCTACCCCGTCTAATTGCCGCCCGATTGCGGTATCAATATGCCGTTCAAGGAGCATTTGTTTTAAACTGTGTTGTAAATCGGCGTAAGGGGAAAGTAACAGTGAGATGAGGGCGTTTAAATTAGGCGAATAGCGAAATTGAGAAAGCTGTCGTTCTAAGCCTAATTGCACAAAATCCGCCTCAAGTGCGGTCAAAATTTTTGGCATTTTTCCTCCTAGCTGATAACGATGATAGCAGGATCGAACACCGCTTCTTCATCTGGTGCAATCACAATATTTTGTTCTTGGTAACGGGGTTCGGGATCGGTGATTTGATTGGTTTTCCCCATTTGCACGGTAACTTTTCCAACCCCTGACACCGCAATGCAGGCGGCGATGAGGCGTTGATGAATGACATCAGAACCTACCCCTAACTGCTTGCCATAATCTAAAATATTGTTCATTACGTTTACGATATAGCCCGCTTTTGCCATTTCTCCTTCATCAACAAAGGTTTCAACGATGATTTTCAACCAAATATATCGCTTACGAGGGCGACTAAATTTGATCAAGTGCGGTTGGTTTTGGCTGTCTTTTACGCTGAGCGAGGTTCGTCCGTGTGTACCTATGCCGATGGGTTTATATTTCAACAAGGCTTTTGCAATGTCTTGATCTAACCCGCCTTTTATCACAACGTAAATACTGCGTTTTGGTATACCGTTAACCGTTTGATCCGTATCATTCTCATACACTCGCAAGGCGTTCACCCCCACGACATTCCGCAAGTTGGCATACAGTGCGTCCACCGTTGCCGCACCGTTTTGCCATACGCCAAGGTGATAGCGTTGATAGAGTTCGGTATCGCTTTCTTCAAAGCGTCCCGCCGTCCCCTCAACCAGATTATTCACTTCAACTACGCCATCTAGCATTGTGATAAGCTCGCTCATCTGTCCGATCTCTGCTTTATCCTCGCTAGGTTCTTCGGTACCCAGTTCAAGACGCAAGCCAAGCCGTGATAGGGTTAAATTCGGGCTGACAGAAATCGAAAAGTGCGGAGTAGATTGTGCGGTGATTTCAATAATCACATTATCATTTTGCACGCTGACATAATCGATCTCTTTGAGTTGCCCACTTAGTCCGTTAATAACACTTGCAACAGAAGAGCGAGTGGCACGAAAGCGATAGGCTACGCCATTAATTATCGCCGAAAATTCATCGTTAGGATTAATGGTTTTGGTGTTTAACTCAATGCGTGCATAAGCGGCTTGATTAGCATTAATTCTCGCCTCGCTATCCGTATAATAAAGGGTTTGGCTTGCTACATTGCGAACCGCTGTATAAGCAGGGATTAGGGTGTCCGCTTGCCCGAAGAAAATCACGGGAACGGTGGATCGTTCAGCCTGCAGGCGTTTCACCCCTGTAAAGGATACCGCCCGATCTAAATTCGCCCCTGTGGCACTCATTGGATACATCGCCCCATAAACACCCTCAACTAATTCCCAAAGGCTCGCAAAACGCTCTGCTTCAATGCTGAGCATTGTACCCAATACGGTTTCAGGAGTGATTTCAACCTCAGCCCCAAACGCCTGTTTTGCTTTTTCAAATAATTCTTGCAATTGCTCAGGCATACGCTTACGCACAAAGCCGCTGCGTGTTAATCCATAATTAGCCATTTCGTTTTACCTCTATGCGATCTTGAATGCTCCCCTCATTTGTCCGAACGGAAAAGCTCACCACAAGCGTCCGCTCTTTACGGTGAAATTCTAAAGAAAGCCGTTCCACTGCCTTTACGCCCACAACGCCCATTATCTTTTTTCTGAAAATGGCTTGAATGCGGGTGCTATCGGGATTTTTCGTTAAAATTTCGTCAAAATAAGGCAAGCCTATGGTGGTATCTAAAAACCATTCCCCTAAAAACGTTAAAAGCACAACTTTGATTTGTTGTGCTTTTTGATTTATGCCTTCAACTATGACTAGCTTGTTATCTTTAAATAGCAAATCGTGCTGTGCATTTAATTTTAAATCGATCATTGTGCTGTTCCTGTGTTGCCTCCACTGTCGCCTTGATGGGTATGCCCTTGTAGAGAGATTCCCCCTGCTTGCACATCGCCCGTTGCTTTGAGAGTTCCGCTCACTGAAACACTACCACCATCGCCTGCCGTTGAGATACCACCATTAACCAGCACATTGCCGTTAAAAGTGCTGATTGGGGCGTTTACGGTAAAGTTGTCAGTGGTGATGGCAACATCGGGCGATTGGATCACAATATTACCGCTAGGCTCAATTTTGATTGAACCCTTGCCATATTTGATACATAAATTGACGGGATCGGCTACGGGTGAGCGACTATTTCCACCCAGTACACAAAAGGCATCGGAAAGATCGAACATTCGCGGATCGTCTGGTGCGTCTTGGCTTCCGCTTAGCCAGTTTTCCAGTGAACGTTGTGAGAAAATCAGCACGCAACCATCGCCCACCTTGATTGGCAAGGTAATCTGAGCCAATGCACCATTAATATCTGCCATTGGAAACAAGACAGGAATATTGACAATTTGTGGGGCTTTCAGCACCTCCCCGTTAGCAAGGCGTTTCGGGATAGTAGGCTGTGCCGTTACCCGTACCGTATTGGCATCATAAGCTAAAATTTTAGCGGGCAATGCCACATTAATTTCAGAAAGTGCGGTCAAAATTTTACGCATTTTGCTCCTCCGCTTTTTTGCGTTTTTTACGGTGTTTGCGTTGTGCTTTTTGTTCCGCTTTGGTTGGGGCATTGAGATCGATTAAATGTAATTCCGATTGCCAATCGCCTGAATGGCTATCGCCCGAATGCTTGATTTTTTCTACCCGAAACCAGTTGGTGATGGTTTGGCTTTCTAGCTTGATTTTGTCGCAAGGATTAACCATTGGTAGCAGCAAACTTTTCACATTCCAACCATCACGAGCTTGACGATCAAAAGCGAATTTCTCTTCTTGCTTTTTATTCGGTGTATCTTGCTTTTTACTGCGAGCCGCTTCCCGTGTGCGCTCAGGAAAACCGATAAGTCCGCTATCTTTCGCCAGCACATAGCCCGCTCGCTTCGTTACGCCTTTGCGATTGACAATTTGCAATTCGCCATTTTGGATAGACCATTCAAGCCCTGTGCCTGCAACCACTTTATCTAAGGCTGTACGAGCTGCCCCATAAAAACTAAAGCCATTCGCCCAAAGGCGAGATTTCAAACTATCCGCCCCCACAAGTGGCACGCCCATTTTAGCGGCAATATCATTGACAATTTGCGTTGAACTCACTCCACCTTGATAGCCTAGCGATACCGCGGTATCACGAATTTCTATCAGCCCATCAAGTACATAAAGCTCCGTCACCCAATCGGCGTTATCGTGATAAGAATAAGCTGTAGCAATATCCCCCGAACATAACAAAATATTGCCCTCTTGCTCATAGCCTGCATATAACACGCAACGCATATCGGGTTGCTCCACCGCTTGCCTTGTGGTGGGGGCTAAATTGTAAATTTTGATTGTGTTTTCATTGGGTTTATTTTCGCTGTCTTTTTCAATATCAAAAGCAATCCGCATAGGCGGTTCAATCACAATGCCCTCTTTCTGTCCTTTCTTTCCGATCACTAATTGATAACTACGCAAAAAACGGTAACTCATCGTCCACCTCAATATAAATGAGCGTTGCTTGCCCTGATACAAAATCATCACGCCCGATAATCTGTTGATTATCCTCACGCACAATAATTAGCTCACCGAGTGGCAATGCCTCACGGCGAATAGGCTCAATCAATGGTCGGTTAGGTAACAGCACAATGTTTGAAGCTAGCTCATCGTTATAAGCATTTTCAATGGCTAACGTCCAAAAGCTCAGCGTATCATTCCAAGAAAAATGTAAGAAAAAGACCTCATCATCGAAATTCACTTCGGTGATAAAATCGTTTTTATTAGCAAGTTGAATGGTAAACATTACACCCCCTTACCTGTTTTTTGAGAAAGTATTGTTTTTCTCGCCTGTCCGTCCGTTGGTTTGCCCGTTGCTGCTTTACCCGCATTTGCTTTTGTTTGTCCTGCTTTACCTTTCGTGGAGGCATCAACCTTTTCGGGAGGCATTTCTTCGGTTCTGAGAGTAACTTTATTGATTTTGCGAAACTCAGCCTTAACATTTAACCGTTCACCATCATCGCTATTGCGTTCAATCTCAAGGCTTTCAATAGCAAAATCCTCATACACATCAAGCCCCGTAACAATGGTAATCAACTCACGGCGGCTGTGTAGCTCTCGCAAAGTTTCTTTTGCTTCAATCAATTTGTATTTACCAAGGCTGATATTAAATAACGTCCCCGCACTGGTAATCACCCCACTTAAACTCAAGCGTTCGCTTTCTTGCGTAATGTGATCGGAAATCACCGTGCCATCTTCAACGGGATATTCCGTGATTTGGCTACTTAATGAGGTACTTTCCGTTAAAAGGGCATCAAGCTCTAACACGCCAATGGTGGTGCGTTTGCCCGTAATAGCGGAAAATAAAAGGTTTACGATACTCATGAAATACCTCTAAAAAACACAACAAAACTGTTACAATGCAACAAAATTGTTGTATAATATAATCACTGTATAGCAAAGGAGGTACCCCGATGAAATACAGTGAATTCTTGCGATACTTGCTTGAACAAGGCTGTAAAGTCGAAAATACAAAGCGAGGAAGCCATCGCAAGGTAACGTTGAACGGACACCAAACTGTATTTCCCTACCACGGTAGTCAAGAAATCGGAACGGGGTTAGTTCACAAAATCAAAAAAGACTTAAATTTAAAATAAGCCTTTTCGCCCCTGTAAAGGGGCGTTTTTTAGCCTGACTTAAGGAGGAAAAATGTTACGTTATCCTGTTGAATTAAAAGCCGATGATAACGGCACGTTTCTTGTTACCTTTCCTGATATTCCCGAAGCGGCAAGTGTCGGAGAAGACCTTGAAAGTGCCTTACTTGAAGCAGAGGAAGGATTAGAAACCGCACTGGAATTTTATTTTGATGATAAACGCCCAATCCCATTACCGAGTAAACCTCAAGAGGGGCAATATACTGTTCCGCTCTCTTTATTGCGATCATTAAAAGTGTTATTACTGAATGAAATGCTCGCTCAAGGTGTTCGCAAAGCAGAAATGGCTCGTCGCCTTGATGTACATATGCCACAAATCGATCGCTTATTAGATTTTCGCTATCCTTCTAAAATTGATTTTGTTGAAAAAGCCTTTAAAAAACTAGGGCGGGAAATTCATTTGGCGGTGAGTTAATATTCTACTAAAACTGCGGTCAAAACTGACCGCACTTTTATCCTGCATATTCAATTGACCCCACACCAAAAGGGGCAGGGCGGTTCTGTTTGAGCTTTCCTGATACCGCATTGGCGACCCCTGCTGGATTGGTTGTGCCTTGAATATTGAAGTTATTCGTTTGCGTAACGGTAGATTGCATATTTCCGCCATATTTTGTATAGCTTGGTAATGTGCTAGTTGGCTGTACATATTGGCTTGTTGGCGTAACCATCGCCGCCCCTGTTACATTTACCTCAGCTTTAGCCCCGCTTGAAAACAAATCTTTGATCCAATTTGGAATAAGGCTTTCAAACCAACCTACGACTGTATCAATAGACTTCTGCCACGCATTTTTAAATGTGTCGGTTACTTCATTCCATTTATTCACCGCCGTGGTTTTTACACCGTCCCAGATTTCGGTGGCTTTGTTTTTGATACCTTCCCACATTTCATCGGCGGATGTGGTAATCGCCGCCCAAATCTCGCTGGCTTTGGTTGAAATCGCCTCCCAAACTGCAAGTGCGATCCGTTTGACATCGTCCCAGTAAATAATTAACAACGCGATTGCCCCAAGGACTAACCCGATAGCAAGTAAAATCGGGTTAGAGGCCATTGCAACAAACATTGCTCTAGCCACTGCCCAGATTGCTTTAATCATCATTTTTGAGGCAAATAAAAATGCCTTACCGACTAAAAAGATCGCTTTTTTAGTAAAAAGTAAGATTGAAATAAAGGGTTTAATGATAAAAATGGCGAATTTAAACCCTTTACCAATGATCGTTCCAACAGAAAAAAACGCTTTCCCTAGCAATTTCAATGGAGCGAATATCGCCCAAAGTAGTGAAATAATCCCACTGATTACGGTTAAGGCGATGGAATAAAACGGTAAAAATTTCAGGCTTAGCCCGTCAATAAGTTTTCCTGCATCACGAAATGCCCCTGAGAAATCGCCATTCATTAACGCTCGAATAATCCGCACCACTGTTCCTACGACTTTAATGAGATTTTTCAGCCCGTCAATCACATAGTTCATTACACTAGTAGCGAAGCCTTGCCAGTTTGACAGGTCAAGATCAACATTCGCCAGTTTTGCGATATCGCGAAGCAAGCCTTTAATATTTAGCCATACGCCATTGGCGAGTTTTCCTACTGCTTGGAATTTGTCCGCCCATTGATCGAACCTGCCAATCAATGCCCCTGTAAGAGAAATATCCCCTTGCGTCCAGCCGTAAATATCTTCTAACACCAAACCTACCGCAGTTAATGCGGCTGCCATTGCTAAAAAAGGAGCGGCAGCACGGGTGCCGTTAATGATAATCTGCTTTAAGCTGAGCTTGGTCGCATTCAGCATCGGTAGCAGTTTCGCCCCAATTGCGGAGGTAGCTAAAATGCCCACTAAGCGAATATTTTTCGTGATCCATTCCGCCGCATTATAAAAGGTTTCCCCTAACTTTGAGGCTTTGTTTACAACACGATCAATGAGCTGTCCCGCTTTATTCCTGAGTAGCGTCATTCCTCGCCCAAAGGTTTTTGGCATTTGATCAAATTCTTTTTGAATTTTCTCCGCTTGCCGCAATAATCCTTGAGCCAGTTCTTTTGAGGTGAGTTTACCTTCTTTGCCTAAGTCTTTCAGTTGCCCAATTGGCACGCCAAAACTGTCTGCAATAGCATTAGCTAAACGGGGAGCTTGCTCAATAATGGAATTAAGTTCATCACCTCGCAACGCCCCTGAGCCTAACGCTTGCCCTAACTGCATTAATGCCGCTTGCTGGGCTGCGGGATCACCGCCGCCGATGGTCATTGTTTGCCCGATGATTTCCGTTAAATTTAACGTATCATCAAGGCTTAAGCCTAAATCGTCCGCATTGCGATTGACTTTAGAAAACAGATCCGCACTCGCTAAATAATCCTGCCCTGAGCGTTGCGAAATGGCGAAAATCTCATCAAGGGCGTGTTTATGCTCCTCAGCGGATTTGGTTGCGAGTTTAACCCGACTATCTACCGCCGCCCAATCATCGGCAATTTTAATTACATTACCGCCTGCGACCATTGCAAAATAACCACCAATCATATTCCGCAAGGAAAGCATATGGGTTTTCGCTTGATTGATCCCCTCCCCAATAGCTCGACTTTCTTGGGCTGCCCCTCGCAATGCGTTGCGTAACTTGCCCCGAATTTGCCCCGCAGCGGTCTGGGTTTGGGTGATATAGCCTTTGAGCTTAGAATTATCTACCTTGTACTTTAAGACGGTTACCAGCTCACGAATAACATTCATCGGTGTTTCTCCATTTGTTTTGCTTCCATTGCCTCAACCGCATCAAGTAATCGGTTAATTTTCAACAGTTCGCCCATATCCGTCAGCCCTGCGGTATTGAGTTCCGTCAAGGTAACTTTGCCCGCTAAAAAAGGACGCCAAGCGAGCATTTCACTTAACGTCCTTTCACTATATTTGCCAACGCTTAGGCTTTCTTCGCTCCCTCTTGCCCCGACCCAAGACGGGCAAGAAATTTCATAAAAAAAGGCTCAAAATTCAGCCTTAAAATGAAAATCACCAGCTCAATGACTTCTGACATATCGTCAAACACCTGATCGAAATCATTTTTTTGCAATTTTTTATCCGTGCCGTTGTTGAAATCATCACGTTGTACGGTTACCAATTCAGGTTTCACCAACATATCGACGAGTTTAACCAGTTCCGCCCCACTAAGTTGTTGGCTTAGTTGCTGTAAACCCTCGGCAAATTCCGTCGCACTTTTTTTCGCAAGCTCTGCGAGCTGACTGGCATTCGCTTTTTCGGGAGTATCTACACCAAATATTCCAAACATTTTTGCGAACGAGGGAGCAAGGGTTTTCTGTAAATCGCCAAAAATGCGTAACTGATCCATCGCTGAAAACTTTTGCACGAAAAACGTGCTTTCGCCGATTTGAATTTCTTGTCGTGCCATTAGTCATTTCCTCCAACAAATAAAATACCGTCTGAGGTTTCAATCACCCATTCACGGCTGCCAATTTCTTTGCCAAAATCAAGTTTGGCGGATTTTGTTACCCACGCCGTACTTGCGGCGAATAAGGAACGTCCACGCAAATCTTTCACCGCAATGGGGAAAGTGGAGTTTTTGCTCACCTTATCCGCCGCATATAACGCACTTAACACGTCATTAGTGCTGCTGGTTTGAAGTAACGTTAATGTAATTTTTTTACGCGGATCAGCACTGGTTGAGCGTGCTACTTCGCCATCTGCTCCTGCAACGGAGGTAATGCCGTCAGAAATTTCTTCAATATCAATAAAAGTGCCATCGGCAAAGCCTGTGGCAATAGCGGCACCAATCACGATACTCACTTCATCAGGCGCATAGGTTGCTAACGCTGCCATAAAAATTCTCCTATAAAAAAGACCGCACTTTTGCGGTCTAGGGTTAATCAATTAAAGGCTATATGCCAAGTTACCTTTCAATTCGGCAATATGAATTGCTCCCGCAAGGCGTGCGGAAAATTTCACATCTTGCAAAATACGGCTTGCCTTGTTGTTATCGGAAATGTTCGCCGATCTTGGTAGGCTGATGACATAACTCGGAATTTCCTTGTTGTCGTCATCTAATTCAACGGGGGCAATCCCGCCACGACTGACACCTAAATCTAACGCTTTGCGAATGGCCGCACCGATTAGCTCAATCCCTTTATCTGTATAAGGCACTTTGCCGTAAGCGTTAATCAGTACGGAGGTAACGTTAATCTGCACCTCTTGCACTAGCCAATCACGGAAGCGAATCACATCAATCCATTCTCCCGCTGCCACTTTTCCGCCTTGGGTTACAGCAAAACTGCCGTTGAATTTCTCAAAGGTTGTGGCGTTTTTCTTCGCACAGGCGAGATAATCCCCCTCACTTAATGGCGAGAAAGACACCCCGGCGAGCTTTTTCAAATTCCACGTTTCCGCACCAGGGTAAAAGGTGAACGCGTAACTCATTAAGGCGATTTCTGGATATTCTTCATCGGCTTTATGGGAGTACATCACTGCACTACGGTAATATTGCTTCGCTTCTAACTTGCTGGCGATGTCCGTTTTATCCGAAGACTGCAAGAGTTTTTCATCATTGCTTGCGGTTGCGAATAATTTGCCGTTCGCTTCTGCCCAAGCGGCGGCTAATAGCACATCATCCACTTCACGGGAAACAAAGCCTAAGCCGTACCAATCATTATTTTCTTTTGCCACGGCTGCCAATGCGTCAGTAACGCTTTCGCTCGCATCTTTACGCCCGATAAACACTTGTGCAACGTGCGTAGGTTGAGAAAATGCCGTTGCCACCGCTTTATACAGCGGATCGGTAGATCGCAAGCCGAGATCTAATAATTCATTCGGATCGGTAACCACTAACAGACGAGCGGAATTTTTTAAAGTATGTTCACCTAAAATCAACAAATCACTAAACGACTTGCCAGCGATTGCTGTTGTGTTGAGATCAATTGTAACATTGACCAAACGATCAATTTTTGCCATTATTTTTTACTCCTATTTGAGTGATGTCGGAAAGCCCGCCAACTTGGCTCGTGACCTCCACCTGTTCAATAATTGAAAGCATATCTTCAACCGCAACGGCATAGCGGATTTCAATTTCCACCATCGCACGATCTTGATATTCCTGTTGTTCATTGAGATAAGCTAAGTGCGTAATTCGCCCAATTCGCACCAGTGCAACACCTTGCTCATTCCATCTATTCCGTTGTGTTACGGTACTTAACTTCATACAAAGGCCACGCAACGCATTTAAGCTGTTTTCTCCGAAATAGTTAATCTCAAGGATGGCATCAACATGGGTTTTCACTTGTTGATTACCTTGATCATCAAGCTTGGAATAATGGGAATGTGTAGGCGTTTGTTCAAAACGTAATTCATAAGTGAAAAAAGGCTTTTCAGGCTCTCGTCCATTTTCATAAGCACGAATAAAAGGACGTGCGGAAAGCGTAGAAAGCAAATCATAAAGTGTGTCTTGCATTTTATTTCACCCGTTGCGCTACATAGCGGTGATGTTCGATCACGCCTGAATGGTAAGTAGAACGCGCCACCACTTCATAACGTTCCCCCTCAAACAACACGATCGCGCCGTTAGTTTGGTTTTCACCTGCCACATCAAGGCGAAAATTCGTGTAAATTTTCACCGCACTTGCAATATGTCGCCCTTGCATCATTGATGACAATCTATCCATCTCTCGCGTGTTTAAGGGCTGAATTGATGCCGTAAATTCTTGCTCTACTTCTTCGCCATTTACCCATTTACCTTTGATATATTGCCCCTCTGTTCGCACCAATAACTTGTAAGTCTTGCGAAAAGAGGACTGAAAAGGAAAAGACTGCATCACACCTCCACTTGATAGCGAATAGCTTTGGATAGCAACTTATAATGAATTAGCGGCTTTGAGCTTTTCTTGCGTTTTACCGTGGCTTTTGCATTTGGTTGCCAAGGGTAATCTCGCAAAGTATTTTCTTGCTTATTCTGATACCATTGACCAAGCCTTGCCATTTCTAATCTCAGGTCACTGCCTTTTGCCACATTAGAAAAAACACGGCCTAAATATTGAGCAACTGCTTTTTGGTTATCCGTAAAACTTTGACGAATAAAGGGACGAGAGGGAATTTTATCTGTACCAAACTCATTCCAAATAGCAATATCAACCAAATTAGCTCCGCTTTTTTCGTGCTGTCCTGCGTCAGACTGAATACCAATTTTTACACTGGCATTGGCCATCTTTTGCATTAACGCAAGCTCTTTTTCTAAGCCCTTGTTATTAATTTTGACTTCAACATCGCTCATTATTGCCCACCGTGATTGCCCCTAAGCGTAAGCAAAGATCGTTGAGTGCGTCGAAATTGGCTAAAAAGCGTTGGGCATTGCTGCCGCTCTCGCCATTAGCAAAATATTCACGCTCTAAATCCCCCTCTCGCTCACGCTTTAACCCTAACGGGTTCGCCCTCGCCTCGACAGATTGAGCCAGCAAATAGGCGGCGTACCACGCTACCGCCTCATCTTGCTTTTCTTCCGTCAAGCATTGTGGGCGATAATTTTCTGCAAGCTCAAGTGCGGTGTTAATTTCTTCCGTTTCCATTTTTTGAGATACGGGATAGAAAAAATGCAGTAATGCGGTAACGCCCATTGCCGACTCCTATTTTTTGCCTTTGTTTGATTTCTCGGACTTAGTCTCTAGCACTTCTGAGTTGCTTTCAGGTACTTCCGAGTTTGCATCAGTGTTGATTTGTATCAACGTCCCACGTTCAAGCAAAGAGGCTAACCCTACCGCATTCTCTGCCACTTCAATTTCCTGATTTGGGGCAATAAACACCCCATCAAGGCGAATTAAACGAGGCTCAATATTACGCACTAACATTAGGCAGTTACCTCCGCTTTGGTTGCCGATAATGGATAACGCAAGAACACACCGCCAATACGGGCAATACAATTCACCACAAGCTCAAGATTGCGTTCTTGGGCTGGCAACTGCGTGAAATCCTGAGGCGTTTCAAGGCTCAAGTTATCCGCATTTTTCTCATAACAGATGGCAAGGTTTTTATTGCCTGAACCCGCTTTTTCTAGCTCCCATAAGCCCTGAATCACAAGATTTGGGTGTTTACGTTTGAAGAAAGTTAGAACATCAACCTTGTCAGCGGTGTCCATATATTTGCTGGATAAGGTTTGGTAATCACTCAATGCCAACAATAAATGGGTTGGCTGATGCACGCCTTTTGATTGCAAAATCACCGTGTCGTGCAGATTATCTAAATCCGCTAAAACTGCGTCCGCTTTCGCCGCTTTCCAACCGCCCGTGATTGTGGTTTCGCCCAAATTCGGGTGATTAATAAAGCCGTTTAAGCCAAATTCTTTATCCCCTAACAAGGCGATTTCATTCATTTTGATTTCAATCGCACGGCGTGCCGCTCGGGCTTTTGAAGCAGGTAAATCCGTTTGGTTAGCAGCCGCCGCTTTAAGCTCTTGAAGATTGTAGCCATAAGACGCACCGATATTTTTCACCTTAATGGCACGTTCCTTCATTGCGACATCTGCACGTGGTAAGTCATCAGCATAGTTGGCAATCACTTTCGCCATTCCCACCGTATCAAAGGTGCGTTCAACAATGGTTTCTGCCCATTCAGGGGCTTCTGAGGACATCGGCACAAGGCTAAGCCCGTTCATCG